GCGAATTCGTTAAGTACGACGGATTAATGGATTGCTTGAAAGAGAAGAGAGCGATAGAAAAGTTAAAAGATGGTCGTAGAGTTATTTGTGGTCCTTCTTTAGCAGAAGTTGACGCAGATGGCAATATAATTAGTATCAAAAACAAAATGCCTGACCAATCAGGTAGTTTGAAACTAGGTGGTACTGCTAAATCATTATCTGAAAAGAAAAAAGAAAAGAAAACTAAAGTATTAACGAAATAGGATAAATTATGAAACTTAATTTTAAAAAGAATATTCAAAATATCATTGGTGTTTTGATGTTAGCCGCTGTGTTATTAGCAGTTGCTTTTACTAGTAATAGTAATAAAGGTTCAAAAGTTGTAGTAGAAAAAGAAATAGGTTTACTTCAACAAGTGAAAGAGAGAGGATATATTATATGTGGAGTTAATGCTAACTTACCAGGATTTTCTGCTCAAGACGAGAGTGGAACTTGGAGTGGTTTAGATGTTGATTTCTGTAAGGCAGTATCCGCTGCTATATTTGGTGACTCAAGTAAAGTAGAATTTGTAGGATTAAATGCTGCTCAAAGATTTCCAACATTAGCGTCAGGTAATATTGATGTACTTGCAAGAAACACAACGTGGACAATCAGTCGTGATGTTAACTTGATGTTTGAATTTGCAGGAGTTAACTATTATGATGGACAAGGGTTTTTAATACCAACAGAATTAGGAATTAAAAGTGCTAAAGGTTTAGATGGTGCGTTTGTATGTATTACAAAAGAAACTACAAGTGAATTAAATCTAAATGATTATTTTGCAGAAAACAATATGGCATATAGACCAATATATGTTGAAGGTAATAAAGAAGCAAAAGCAAAACTATTTGGTGGTGAGTGTGATGTATTCACAACAGACGCCTCTGGTTTAGCAAGTGCTAGGTCTGGTGCAGAAGATCCAAGTAAATGGATGGTATTACCAGAAATTATATCTAAAGAACCTTTAGGTCCACTTGTAAGACAAGGCGACCAAGAGTGGGAAGATGTAATTAGATGGACACATTTTATTATGGTTAATGCTGAAGAAGCAGGTATCACTAGTAAAAATGTTGATGAAATGTTAACTGCTAAATCAAAAGAAGTTAAAAGAATATTAGGTGTTGAAGGTTATATCGGTCCTATGTTAGGGTTAGGTATGAAATTTGGTTATAACATTATCAAACAAGTAGGAAACTATGGTGAATCATTTGAGAGAAATGTAGGACCTAATACTCCACTTGCATTAGAACGAGGATTAAATAATCTTTGGAAGAACGGTGGCGTAATGTACGTACCACCTATTAGATAGGGAGAAATATGTTTAAAACATTAATAGACAAAATAGGTTTTAAGAACGGCGATACTAAATGGTTATTAAAGATTTTAGGTGCTATATTTGCTATTGCAATAATATTTGGAGTTTTCTTACATAATCAAGCAAAAGCAGATTGTACAGGTTGCGGAGATGATGGACACCAACAATGTCCACTAGAAGCAGGTGAACACGCACACGATCCAGAAGTAGTATTTGCAGTATGTGTATTTTCAGATGGTCAATTAATAGACCATAAAGGTGCAGATAATATGTCCGATTGCTTAAAAACAAAAAGAGAAGTTGAGAAAAAGTGGAGAAATAGAGCAGAAGGTACAGATAGCGTAGAGATTAATGGTATCACGTATCAAATACACGGTGACTCATTAGCATTTATGTGTGATTTAGTTGACGCTCAAGTACATCATTACGAAGACGGCAGTTGGGAAATAGTAGAGATACTAGGCAAACATAAAAAAGAAGAGTAATCAATGGCAGAATCTATGGTAGTTGCCGACAACGTAGAGTTGGTCGCTAATAATATACAGAATAAAGTTGGTGCAACATTGCTTGGTACTAGAGCAATGGCAGAAGACACTACTAAAGAAGTTAGTGAAACATCTATAGGTGTATTAGACCAGATTAAAACTTTTCAAGAGGCAACTGTTCAAAAAGTACACGCTGTTTGGGAAATATTAAAATCACAATTAGATTTACAAAAAGACGCTGAACGTAGAGCAAGGGAAAATGAAAAAGAACTTGCCCTTGAAAGAGGTGGTGCAGGTGGTGGCGCAGGCACACTTACTGGTCTTAAAGGTGCAGTTGATGACGCAGGAGAAGGTTTTGGTTCAAGATTAAAAGACCAATTACTAGGTGCAGGTACAGCTTTATTTACTATGGCAGGATTAAAATCCTTTGCAGGTAAGATATTCAAAGCAGGTTTGTTTTTAATGTTGGCTGATTTGGCAGGTGACGCTTTAATTGACCATTTTGATGTAGAAGACCCTGCTGTTAAAGAACAAATTAAATTAGGATTACCAACTGCTGCTGTTTTATTTGGATTATTAAAATTTAGAACTGCTATTATGGCAATAATACCTGCTATGGTTGCTATGGCATTATGGTCTCTTACAGATTTTATAACAGGTGATAAAGTTGCCGCTGAATATAATGGTTTTGATTGGGGTAAAGTTGCATTAACAGGTCCAGCATTATTGTTAACTGCTAAAATGTTTGGATTACTTGGTACTGCTGCTGGTGGTGCATTAACTATTGGTGGTTTAATAGTGGGTTGGCCTGTTGTTATTGCCGCTTCATTAGCAATTGCATTAGCGGCTGGTATGGGATATTTAACTAGTAAAGTTGGTCAAACTCAACAATTAATGTTAGACCATTTAGAAGATATACATAAACTCACGCAAGATGAATTTAATAGAAGATTAGTAGAAGAAAAATCTAAATTTTTACAAAGATTAAGTCCTGCATTATATAAATGGTTTGGTGGAGATACTACTATGCTACAAGAAGTTGAAGGTGCTACAGAAGCAATGGCAGACAAAGCTGAATCTAAAGAAGGAAAAGTTTCTAAAAAAGAAGTAGACGATACTTTGGCAACAGGTGATAAATTACTTATGTCAATGGCCTCAGCAGAATTTAAAGAAGAGGCAATGTATGATGAACACAAATTAGATTATATAAGAGAAATTGCTACAAATTTATTGAGAACAGCTGCGTCAGGTAAAGTATCGCAAGAAGACGCAGACGCAATGACACTTCAAGCTAAATCAATGTTTGACCAAGTTGAGGTATTAGCGGCAGAAATATATCAAGAAAAAGGAAAAGACGCCCCTAAACATATAAGAAAAATAGCTCTTAAAGAAGACTATAAAGGTATGAGTATTGATCCTTTGGAAAGAGACCGAGAGCATAAACTTAAAATGGCTGATTTAGAAAATATTAAATCAGCTCACGAAGCAGAAATAGCGAGATTGGATGCATTAAAAGAAGATTCTCCTGACGAATATGGAAAAGAAGAAAAAGCAAAACATAAAGTAGCTGTAAAAGCATTATCAGGAATTGAATCAGAAATACGACAATTACGACATAACAGAATCTTTTCAGATGAAGATAAATTGACAATAGACAAATTATATCAAATAATTTCACCAGAGTTAGGGTCACAATTGTTGGAAGAAGGATTAAAAGATAAAAAAGTTAATTTAAAAGATATCAATAAGTTAATTCAAGAAAAAAGTGAATCAAAATTTAAAGACCAAATGCATTGGTCACAAAAGGTAAGCAATGTAAAAGCTGATACTATTGCAGTTGGCATTCATAACAAAGGTGTAAAAATTGACAATACAGATTTTAGGATTAATTAAATGATAACAATATTAGAAAACGCAAAAAATAGATTAGCAGAATTAAAAGAAAAACATAGTAAGAACTATGTTAGACTATCTGTAAAGGGTGGTGGTTGTGCTGGTTTTGGTTATGACTGGTCATTTGAAGACACAGCAAAAGATGATGATTTAGTTGTTGATGATACGTTGTTAGTAGATAAAAGTTTTGAATTGTATTTACTAGGTATGCAATTGGATTATAAGAACGATATATTTGGTGCAAACTTTGTATTCAACAACCCAAAAGCTAAATCTAGTTGTGGGTGTGGCACATCATTTTCTATTTAAATCCTAATTCTTTTTCAGTAATCAATTTAAATTCCATACTATTATTTACACAATAAGCTTTTGCCGCTGACCATTTTGCTTTATTTTTGATATAGTTAAATGACTCACGCATATAAGATTTAGTTTTTAATTTAGGTTTTTTAGGTTTGACACATTGTCTTGATGGTTTAATTTCAATCATATACTTTTTATTTTTAGTTGTCTTGATAACAAAGTCTGGAAAGTATCTATGGAATTTCTTATCTAATGGATTATAGTATCTGATAGGCAATTCTTCACTTGCCCAAACTAATATGTCAGGATTTAGGTCGCAATAACGCATAAACCTACGCTCTAATAGTGACCTATACACTATCATATTTGGGTTGCCTACATATTTTCTAGGGTATGTTGGTCTGTATATTCCTTTGTAACTCTTCTTCATAAACTACCTATAAATCATATAAATATAATAGTATTTATAACAAGGATCAAAATGGGACACGTATCAGGACATAAAAGAAGTATAAGACTAGGCACTTACTTAAAAAATGCAGTAAGCAATGCTAAAAGATTTGTGGTTAATAAGTATGTAGGAAACATAAGTCCCTCAGCTCTTATTAGTAATTTTGGTTCAACAGCTATAAATTCAGTAAATACCGATCCAGTCAATAAATTATTAAAGAAATCACCATTTGAGATTAATCAAGATAGAAGAAGTTTAAAGCATAGAGACCCTTTAGGTTTTAAACATTTACAATATCCAACAGATTTAACTGGTAATGAACACGGTAATTGGATACTATTTTTCCCAATTACATCAAACGTTGGTGATAATCCAGCAGACCATCCAGATTTTAAATTAGCAGAAAGTATGGGAATGCCAAAACCAACTAAATTTGTTGAAGAAGGAGATTTAGAAGAATCTAATATAAATGAAGTTGCTAGTGATGAGATAAGAGAACAATATAAAAAAAGAGGCATTGAATTACCTAGAATGGTTAAAACAAATACTACATTAGCGGGTACTGAATATAATAGTAAAGATATTGTATCAGGTGCAATTGCATTATATATGCCACCAAATATTAAAGTAAGTTATGGTGCAGAATGGGGACCAGAAGATATGGGAATTTCAGGAGATATAGCAAATGCTTTTAATGCTATTCAAACAAGTGATAAAGAAGGTATGGAACTAGTGACTGAAACATTAAGACACGGTACAGGTATAACATTACAAAAAATGAAAGAAGGTCTATCAAATGTAACATCAGGTGCAGGTATGGGTGATTGGGCAAAACTATTAGGTAAAGGTGTAGGATTAGCAATTAACAATCACGCTGAAATGTTTTATGAAGGTCCACAATTTAGAAGTTTTGATTATTCATTTAGATTTTGGCCTAGAAATCCAGATGAAGTAAAAACAATACAAGATATAATTTTAATGTTTAAATGGCATATGCATCCTGAAAGAAATACTAAAGCTTGGCACGCAGGTCGTATGTTTGAATATCCTTCAGAATTTGAAATACATTATTTGCATAGAAGTGGTGTTAATGAAAGTTTAAATAAAATATCAAGATGTGCTTTAACAAAATGTGATATAAGTTATACACCATCTGAATCAAATAATTTTAAAACTTTTGAAGATTTTTCACCAGTTACATATCAAGTTGATTTGGCATTTAAAGAATTAGAATATATGACTAAAGATAAAATTGGACAAGGATTCTAATGTCAAGATATTTTGAACAGTTTCCATTAATGTTATACGATATTAAGGCAAATGGTTATTATAAACTAGTGCCTGATATATTTCGTAGAATTAAAACAAGAGATAAAATAAAAAATAACATAACAATATTAGATGTTTATGATGTTGAAGATGGAGAGAAACCAGAACACGTAGCATATAAAGTATACGGTGATACAAATTATTTTTGGGTTGTGTGTATGATAAACAATATTGAAAATGTTTATTATGATTGGCCGTTGTCAAATATGCAATTTGAAAGTTTTTTAAAAGACAAATACGTTAATGTTGACGCAGTACATCATTATGAAAAGATACAATCAAGTGGACCTCAAATAGGTGATGGACCTGATGATTATTCTCATATGATAGAATGCAATTCAACAGATTCAGGCGCAGGTCCTGTTACCAATTATGAATATGAAAGAAGATTATTAGACAAGAAAAGACAAATTAAAATAGTTAGTCCACAATATCTTGATTTGTTTTTACAAGAATTTAAAACATTGATTAAACAATGATATGGCACAAAATAAAGAAAGACTCACAAAAGCAGGCGACTACAATTTAGACGTTGCCGAAATATTATCCTACAGAATGACAGGTGGTGTGCCTGGTCAACAGCAACCTTATAGGGTAAATATACTACCTATCATTACACAAATAGAAATTAACGAAGGTATTTTTAATAAATCAGTTTTGGGTAGAATACAAGTGTATGATACGCAAGATGTAAGAACGGTATTACCTATTGTTGGTTTAGAAAGATTAAATCTAAAATTTCATACACCTGGTCTTGATGGCATATGTGCTGTTGCTAACGAAGGTCACCCATTTCACATATACAAAATTGACCAAGTTGCACCTGACAGTAAAGCAGTTGCCGCTGGTGGTCAAGTATATGACATTTATTTTTGTTCAAGAGAATCTTATTTTAATCTTATAAGAAAAGTCAGTAAAGCATATGATGGACCTGTTGAATTAGGTGTTGAAGATATATTTAAGAATAGAAATTATCTTAACAGTAAAAAGAATTTATATGTTGAACCTACAAAATATAATACTAAAATGGTTATGCCAAATGTAAGACCATTTCAGGCAATTGATATGTTAGCAAAAAAGGCAGTATCAGGATTATATGAAAATGCAGGATATCTATTCTATGAAACAAAAGACGGATATAATTTTAGAAGTATTGAATCATTATTAGCAGTTGCAGGTAGTGTAGCAAGACCTGCTAAATTTGCATATTACTATCAAATGGGAAGTGTTAGACATCCAGTATTTGGTTCTAAAGATATAGTGGCAGATATGCACGGTGTATATAGTTGGGATTTAAATAGACCATCTGATACATTAAATAATTTGGCAGAAGGTGGTTATGCAAGTAAATTAATTGAACACGATATGTTTTATAAGACAATCAATACAACAGAATATGATTATGCAAAAGATTTTGGCAATCATTTTCATACTGAGCATAAATGGGGTAATAAATCTAATGACAAAACACCATTACCTAAAGCAAAATTTGATGACACATTTAAAACATTATCACAGGCATACGACCAAAAATTAATGGTTAAATCACATACAAGTAATATACACGATACAGCGCCAACTATTAGTGATAAACATACTACACAAAAGGCAATATCACAAAGACAGTTATTATCTGTTGGTCAATTAGAACTTAATGTACCTGGTAATAGTGCCTTACAAGCAGGTGATATTATTACCTTTGATATGCCAATAATGCAACCAACAGGACACAAAAAAGAAATAGTTTCTAGTCCATTTTGGGCAGGCAGATATTTAATATATGAAATGAAACATATTATAGATAGGTCAAAAGACACATACTCTATGATATTAAAATGTTGTAAAGATAATGTAGCAAAAAGTTATGTTGCCGAGTATAACTCTTGGACACACTCAGCACCACGCAGAAAAACTTACAATATTTACGAAACTGATAAAGAAATAATAACAAGAATGGGTACAAATGCTCAAGGTCTAACAACAGGACAACATAAGGCATTTAGAACGTAGTAAAAGGGGATATTATGAGAACTACTGAAAGAATCTTTGAGAATCGCAAAATTTTTGGGTTTGCTAACGCTAGACGTGTATGGCAACCATTACAACAGGCCGTAGTAGAGATTAAGACAGGTTAAACACAGAAACAATGAGAACAATTAGAGAACAACTATCAGAATTGCCTATTGACACCGTGAGCGGAATAGTGTATAACGTAGATGAACTACACACACCACAGCTAGGTCGCCAGTTATACTATGGTAGTCAACCTTACAGTATTCACGAGCAATTTAATGTTGTTCTACAAGGCATATTAGGTATTTTACCTCTTACGCAAGTGGTCGCAAAGGGTACGCAAACGAGGCTGCGTAAAGATATTATTACACGCAGTCCTCACACGAACCTGCGTAAAGGTATTCTAAATAGTATTAAAATGCGTAAGTCGTGTTCTTTAAAAGAAAAACAATATGGGAAAAAATTAAATGACTGACAATAATTTTTTAGGGTTTAATAACTTTATCTGGTTTACTGGCGTTGTTGAAGATAGAATGGATCCATTTGCAGTAGGCCGAGTGCGAGTGCGTTGCGTAGGCATACACACACACGACAAAGAAGTTTTGCCTACTACAGACTTACCTTGGGCGCAAGTTATAATGCCTGTTACAAGTCCTGCGATAAGTGGACTAGGTCAGTCGCCGAGTTTTCTTGTAGAAGGCAGTTGGGTCTTTGGATATTTTAGAGATGGCGCAAACTGTCAAGAGCCTTGCGTAATAGGTTCACTCCCAGGTATGCCAGCAGAAAAGCCAGACGGCACTTTAGGATTTTCTGACCCTAACGCAAAATATCCTATTACAAAAAATGAATCAGATGTAAATAGACTTGCCTATAGTGGTTTCACGCAGTTAGGCCTGGTCGCTAGACAAGATAGTGTTAAGACAGGTATTGCAACGGCCGACTTCAATGCGACTACAAACGCAAGAGGTGGTGAGATAACAGCAAGTGATGGAGATATTTGGAATCAACCTGCGCCGGCCTGGGCCGCTGTTTATCCTTTCAATCACGTCTTTGAAAGTGAGAGTGGACATACAACAGAATTTGATGATACAGAAGGCGCCGAAAGAATTGCCCAATTTCATAGAACAGGCACAGGTTATGAAATAGACGCCGTGGGTAATATTAATATATCAAATGTTTCTAACAAATATGAAATTACAAACGGTCACTCACGTTACGCCATTACAGGCGATAGTGACATTACAGTAGATGGTCGCCATAAGATATTCATTAACAAAACAGGCCAGGCCAACAATCACTATGACATACAGATTGGCCCGAATGCAAACATTAACATACAAGTAGATAAAGGCAATATCAATCTGGTCACCGTTGATGGAGATGTAAATATGAATGTTGGTGGTAATTACAATCTAAAAGTAAAAGGTGATTACTATAGTGATATATGGGGCAGTAAGAACGAAACAATACAAGGCAGTAAAATATCAAATACAACTATGAGCGTATTTCATAGAGGCTCTTCAATTGATTTAAACTAACAATAACATATATATCAAACTCGTAAATAAACCAAACAGAAATCTGAAAAACGAGCTGACAAAAAGGCTATTGTTAAATAACTCTAAAAATTTAAACTATAAATGCAATAACAATCATTAGATATATCGTTATTTAATTTTTCCGCCAAAAAAACCGGCCAGCATAAATATTCTCAAATATGTCTATTACAAAACAATCATACACCGACTTAAAAGAGTATTGGGACTTTCAACGTAAGATAGAATACAATAAAGAAAAATTACGTGATTTAACTAAAGAAATGCAAGGCCGAGTTTATAATCAATTCGGTATGTTAGATGAGAAAGAGTTATTTGATAGTCTTTGGTGTAAACTTCCTCAAGACGCATACGAAAATCCGCCATCTACATATATACCAGAAAACGAATCTTACAGATTTGAATGGGAAGGCGAACCTAATAAACAGAAACAATTACCCTTACATAAAAAAGGACGACCTGTTGTTTTACGTGCTAGAAAGAAAATAGAAGATATACTACCCTTTGGTGACAATGATGTTATTAAGCATCCTGATGATAAATGATAAGTGTATATGTCTTATTAATTGTATTTGTAGTAATGGCGATTATTCTTGGAAACTTGTAAATTATATATAACTGTGTAGTGTCCGCAAGAATGCTTAGAGTACCTAAAGACCAACGACTCGGCGAATTTCAATAACGAGTTCCTTTTACATATTTACTATTCCACAAATAGATATAATGACCTCTACGTGTATATCGTATGGTTAAAGGTTTCCATCTATCGTGTAGTCTTAATGTTTTAATGTAAGCAATACAATACTCTGGTTCCCAATCTTCTATTCTTACTCTATATGGTGATTTACTATATAAGGCCTTTTGACAATAGACGATAAAGTCTACGTCTGAAAATACGTGACTAGTTTGGCTGGATGATATGATGATTTTGTTTTTAGATGGTACGTCTGTAATAAGCACTTTAACCTTCTAAATTTATATTTATAATACTACGGATTTGGCCTGGTGTCAAGTCTAAAAATTTTGCGAATCTTCTGAATGTCTTAAAGTTTGGGCGTGGCGCAGACTTGACTTTTGCTCTTATAAATAGTATTATAGTAAAAACGGAGAATTAAATTATGGATAGAAGAGAAGCCTTTGCTCAAATGATAGCACAATCAGAAGATAGTGGTATATACGGCGCCACTTACGATTTCAACGCAAGTCCCAAAGAATCAAAAAAAGTAAAAGAATCAGAAGAACCCTTTAAAGAGTATTGTGAAAGAAAATACGAAGGTAAAGGACACTACACTAGAAGAATGCCTAGTCTTACAAATAAACCACCAAAAGAAAAAGTTATTAATTTAAATAAGTATGAACGATATTGGGAAAATTCAACTCCCACAGGTCACGTTATTACAATCTATTCGCAAGACAATACTTTATTAACAATTAATTGTAATTGGCCAAAAGATTATTATCCACGTTTACACAACATAGACAAGGAGAGATATGGTAAAAGAAGCACACAAAGACTTAAAAAGAAAAGTAAATCTACAAGAAGAGGTAAGAAGAAACGATAGAAGTTTTACAAGTTGGAAAGAATTGAAAGACTTAAAAAAGATTAAATTAGCATTGAAAGATAAATTATTAAAAAGTAAAAATAATGAAAGAAGCGACAAAACGATTTCTAAAGTATAGACCAAACGCAAAGTACGTAGAAAAAGTAGACCATAGACCGAATACAGATTACAAACAAAGAGAATGCATTTCTATGACGATTATGGAAGCAAAAAACTTTGGAAGTGAATTTATATCAGGTTGGTTAGTTGATGATTATAGAACAGACATAGAGGCAACACCTATTATTCATCATTGTTGGAATATAGAAAAAAACGGCACACATTACGATACGATACCAGTCATAGAAAAAAAGTATGATTACGTTTCTGATCCAGATGTAAATAAACCTTATAAGTATAAGGACAGATTTTATTGGTCGCCTGTGATATACTTAAATGATGAATTAAAAATAATTATACCAAATGGCAAACAAGCAACTATTACAGAAGAAGAACACAAAAGATTTATTAATGAACATCAATAAAAACTTAAATAAAGAATATCCTAAATTCTTAAAATCAATTCCCAAATTAAGTAATAAGGATATAATGAAACATAAATTAATGAAACTATTAGAGGAGCTAAAACAATGTATGATGAAATGAACGGAGTACAAGTGTTATGGCATTTATTAACAAATTGGGAAGAAGGTAAAGGACTTTGGTTTATAATTGCAATTGCTATGATAGCAGTTGCTCTATCTTTAATATCAGATAGATATGAAGAATATAAAGTTAAACCAGAAGATTATCAAAATCATTATTAAGGAGTAAAATGAAAAGATATTTATATTTAACATTAGGATGGTTATGTGTTGGTTTGGCATACATTGGTGTAGTAACACCTGGTATACCTTTCAGCATATTTTTAGTAATTGCCGCTTGGGCATTTGCTAAATCATCTAAAAAATGGCACGATTGGTTATACAATCACAAATACTTTGGTCCGTTTCTAACAGGTTGGACTAAACATAAAGTATTTCCACAATATGCAAAGTACTCAATGTTAATTGTTATGGCAAGTTCACTTGCAATACTTTGGCATAGTACACATAATTTAAATGCATTATTATGGTCAGGTGGATTTATGTTTCTATGTGCTGTATGGGCGTGGAGATATCCTGCAACAAAAGAAATTGCAGACGCAAGAAAGGCCGCAGGTAAAAGGGTAGCTTGGTTATGATAGAAAATAAAGAAACAAATTTTTCAAGTCAAGTTGAAGACATAGATGTAATGAAAGGTGGTAATTTAAATTTTGGTCCTTATGTTGCACACTATAAAATTCATCAACATTTATTAGAAGGACTTTTACAAAGAGGTGATAAGAGTAAACCTGGTTCAGGTAATCATAACTTGGCAGGTATAATAGAAGACCAAAGAGGTTATACGCAAGAAGATAAGAAATGGTTTATAGACCATTTCCAACCTTACGTAACTGACTATGTTGAATCTTCAGTAAAATATTCTGGTCAACAAGTTGATTATAGTAAACCAGTTCCATCATTTTCAACTAAATTTACATTAATAGATTTATGGATTAATTATATGAAAGAGAACGAACAAAATCCAGAACACTCTCACGGTGGTATGTTATCTTGGGTTATATTTTTAAAAGTTCCTGATTTAGAAGAAGAACGAAGAAATTATAAAGGTAAGAGTTATGGACCAGGTGGTGTTACGTTTCATTATGGTGAAACATCTAATCCAACTTGGGCACAACACTCATATGGTTATATGCCTGAAGTTGGTGGTATGTGGATATTTCCTGCACAATTAAGACACCAAGTAACTTCTTTTAAAACTCCAGGTGTAAGAGTAAGTGTATCAGGTAATTTATTTTTTAATCATCCTAATGATACATCAAAGACACTTGAAGAAGAAAACTTACAAAAACAAAATATGGACTTTGCAAGTAGAGTCGCTCAAAATATAAAATGAGGTTAATACAACCTATATTTGCTAGTTATTCTACAAGAGATACTGGATTAGGTGAAGACAATAAAATCTTTAATGCGTGGAAAGAAATTAATGAACGTGTTAAGAAAGATATTGATTTAGGAGTAAAAGAATTTCTTTTATTCTATGTTCCTGAATTTAAGTTAGGTGAAAAATCTGATACACATAGAGGTGATGAACATATTGATTCACATAAGTTTGACCAAGTATGTGTAACTGCCGCTAGTCTTTCAAGAGATATACAACCACATTGTAGATTAATTGTAGATGTTTGTTTATGTTCTTATACACAGGACGGACATTGTTGTATAATAGGCGACCAAGAAAAAACAGATAAATTATTATTAGACCAAGCAAAATCAATTTATACAGCGTCTGGTGCTACAATAGCGCCAAGTGATTGTCAAGACAATACAGTTAAAAATATTAAATCAGTAAAAGATGGTAATATAGATGTTATGAGTTATAGTACCAAATTTCGTTCAACATTTTATAGAAGTTGGCGAAATGCAATGAAAATATCAAAAGGTATTCATAGACCTTATCAATTAGATGTATCAGATAAAGCAGGTGCAATTAATCGTTCTATAAAATATTCAAAAGATGGTGCAGATGAATTAATGTTAAAACCAGGTATTACTAGTTTAGATTTAATTCAAGGCATAAAGAAAGCAACTGGCAAACCTGTTGGTGTATATCAAACATCAGGAGAATGGTTAGGTATAGGTGCTCCTGGTAGTTTAGAAGAAACATATCATATATTCAAAAGAGCAGGTGCAGACTATATGATAACTTATGGGGCAAGACGTTTAGCAAGACATCATAGACAGTAATACTCATAAATAGTAGTATTATGAGTAAACACTACCAAACGGTAGAGGACCTAGATATTAATTTAGAGGAGCTAATAGCGTGTTATGAACAGTTTAAAGAATCAAAAGGTTTTTCTACAGACAATCCTGATAATATAGACTTCAATGCTATATGTATCAACCGTAAACCTGGAGACCCCAAATCAATCTCTGGTGGTAATATCCGTGGAATCTATTGGACCTATCCTGACAATACAGGTAAAGAAGAACAAAGACTTGAAGAAGTCAACGAAGAAGAATACACTCAAATTTGTCCAGAATTTAAAAACACGTATATTGAAACTCTTTACGATTATTTAACATTAAGATTTAAGTTAGGTCGTGTTCGTTTTCTAATGAAACCACCTAGAAGTTGTTTAAGTTGGCACCGTGATCCCGAAAAGAGATTACATATCCCAATGATAACAAATGGTGGTAGTAGAATGGTTATTGAAGATGAGAGTTTTCATATGCCAGCCAATGGAAATGCTTATATTACTGATAATACGAAATATCACAACTTTTTTAATGGTGGTGAGACTCAAAGAGTTCACCTAGTTGCAACTTTATTAGATTCTAGTGATTCAACTACTGATTAGTCTTGTTCAGAATACAACGTTTGCGAGTATAGAGCTAAAATAAACATAGCAATTCCTAACAATGACAAAGTACCACACAAAAACCAATTATCGTTCATAGGAATTCCTTTATAACCACCGTCAATTGCACCGACAGCGCCGATTAGACAGAAAGTTCCTCCTATTGATAGAATAATAGTTAAATATTCAAGTATTTTTTTCATAATGTTTCCTTTTTTCAACTTATACGTTAACTATATACTAAAAATAGAAAAAAGTCAAGGGAAAAATTCAAAAAAATGAGAAAAATTAAGGTTTTTTTAGTTGTTTGTTCGCTTTTTGTTCTCGTTTCTTGCGGAAACGTGCATAATTGCAAATTTTCTTACGATTTTGAAAAGTTTCCGAATCGGGAAGCCCTTTTCACTTGTAATTTTTAGTATAAATATATCACTATGACTTATTGCAACAATTGTGGTAGGGAATCCCATTGTGGAGAACCGAAATTTGAAATGATGGAAGCTAGGAAAATAGAAATCTGTAGATATTGCAGATGTGATGATAAAAAATGTAAAAGAAAGTTGAGCAAACAGAATGGCAAAAGAAAGAAAATTTAAGTTTACTGATAATAAAGAAATTAATGAAGAAGTAACTGCTATGAGTTGGAAAAAGGCAGTTAAATCTTTTCAAAATAAAGTAAAAACACCCTTAATCTTTATTGAATGGATAAGTAAAAAAGGTGTTGAAATGACAAAGTGGCAAAAACTACCAATTGGTAGAAAAGACAAGTTAGGAAGATAGAATATGTCAAAATTAGAAACACTAGTTGAAGAGTTAGGTAAATTAACAGTAGTTGAAGCGGGTGAATTAGCAAAAAAATTAGAGAAAACTTGGGGTATAGATTTAGCGGCTATACAAGGAAGTGCTCCTGCACCTGTACAAGAAAAAGAAGACTCTTTATTCAAAGTTACGTTAACAGGATTTGACGCAGGTAAGAAAATAGGTGTTATTAAGGCAGTTAGAGCATTTAAAGATATGGGATTACTTGAAGCAAAGAATTTTGTTGAAGGCGTTCCTTCTGTAATTGCAGAAGACCAACAAAAAGAAGAAGCAGATAAGATTAAAAAAGATATAGAAACAGCTGGAGGAAAAATAGAGGTAAAATGATAGAACCAATAGACACAAAAAAAGTAAAAGAATGGTTTACTAAAAGTTCAGTACCAAATTGGGCTATAGTAGTTATCGTAGTTATTTGGATAATTGCATAATGCCAAAACTTTGTAGAGATTACGATTTAGGAGCAACTGGTCACGGTTGTGATCCTGTAATAGGTGTACAAGCAACACAATTTAAAGTTAGAGCAAACAATAAACCTGTTGCTAGAAAAGGTGATCCTACAAGACCACATACCATACCATCACTAATACCACCGTGCATTCCACATATGGGTAAAGTTAATATGGGATCCAAGAAGAATGTTAGAGTTATGGGAAAATTAGTTGCAAGAGTAACAGATTCTTATGATATGGGAGAAATGATTGAGGGTTCTCCTACAGTAAGAGCGGGATAACTGTTATAAATATTACAGTTATGGCACAAAACAACCAAGCATTTTTAGGCGATTATACTCCAGAAGTTAAAAGTTCTAGTAAAAGGCAATCTAGGAAGTTTAGAGATATAGATTTAAACTTTGATAGACATCCAGTTACTAATGATATTAATGTGGTTGAAGACGCAATAGCAATAAAAAGGTCTGTTAAAAACTTAATACAAACAAATTTCTATGAAAGACCTTTCCATCCAGAATTAGGATGTGGTATAAGAGAATTATTGTTTGAAAATTACTCACCAGTAATTTCAGTATATATCAAAAGAAAAATAGAAGAAGTTTTAAAAAATCACGAACCTAGAATAGATTTAACAGGTATTGTTATAAATGGAGATGATTTTGAAGGTGGAGAGGCTAGTGAAATAGTGGACGCTGGTAGATTAGCTTCTAATGATATAGACGGCAATAGATTACGTATAGATGTTTATTTTAATATCATAGGTACACCAAGTCCACAAACAGTTTCAATGAGTTTACAAAGGTTAAGATAAAATGGCACAACATAAATTAGAAGTATCAGAATTAGATTTTGATAAAATAAAAGTTAATCTAAAAACTTTCTTACAAAGTCAAACACAATTTCAAGATTATGATTTTGATGGTGCTGGTTTATCTATTTTATTAGATGTATTATCTTACAATACCCATTACTTGTCATACATTGCTAATATGTCAACTAATGAAATGTATTTGGATAGTGCTGATATTAGAAAAAATATTGTTTCATTAGCAAAGATGTTAGGATATACTCCTACATCTCCTAGAACACCAAGAGCAGTTATTGATGTTGTTGTTAACAACGCAACAGGTTCATCCGTAACTATGCAGAAGGGAACAGTTTTCACAACTACAGTTGATAAAACAGATTATCAATATGTAACTAATGCAGATACAACAATTTCACCAGTAAATGGAATTTATAAATTTGAAGATGTAACTGTTTATGAAGGAACATTGGTTACATTTAAATATACTAATGATGTAAATGATAAAGACCAAAAATTTGTTATACCTAGTTCTTTTGCAGATACTTCAACTTTAAAAGTTACCGTTCAAAATAGTTCTACAGATACAACACAATCAGTTTATTCTTTAGCAGGTGGTTATAATAGTGTATCAAGTGATTCAAAAGTTTATTTTATACAAGAAGGTCAAGATGGTCAATACGAAATTTATTTTGGCGATGGTATTGTAGGTACTAAATTAGAAGACGGTAATATTGTTATATTAGAATACATTGTAACTAATACTTCAAGTTCAAATGGTGCTTCAAAATTTTCATTATCAGGAAACATTGGTGGATTTACAAATGTAACTATAACAACTGATTCTAATTCTCAAGGTGGTGCAATTGCAGAAACAAATCAATCAATAAAATTTAATGCACCTTTACAATATGCAGCTCAAGATAGAGCAGTTACAGCAACTGATTATGAAACTTTAGTTAAATCAATTTATCCAAATGCAAATTCAGTAAGTGCGTGGGGTGGTGAAGATGATGAAACTCCACAATACGGTGTTGTAAATATTTCAATTAAAGCAAAATCAGGAACAGTATTATCAGATACATCAA